GGTCAGCAAGTAACCGTTGGGGGAGTAAGATACGAATACAATTCTTCAAAGAACGCTTGGAAAAAGAGATCAATTCAAATTTCTGCTGCTAGCGGCGGTGGTGGTGTTACTTCTTATGATAGCGCTGGCTTATTACCTTCTTCTTCTAATATTGCAGGTGACTTAGCCTTTGTAAAAGATAATAAAGCAATGTATGTATGGGATAGTTCTGAATGGGACAGACTATACAATGGTCCAGAAACTAGTTTAACATGGACTACTGAAGCTTTAGTTAGCTACAGCTTAAACCAAGATGGAACGTCAACAACTATTACAACGGTTGCTAGCGATCCAGAAGGTTTTCCAATAACATATTCATACGACGTAACTCCCACAAATCAAACTCAAGCAACAATCGTGGATAGCGGTAATGGAAATTATACTTTAACTCCATCAATAAATGATTCTGACGCTGGTTCATTTACCTTTAGATCAAAGGCAACTGATGGCTTGTATTCTATTAGTAAAAGTTCTACAATATCTTTGGCGTTTTCACTAGCAGATAACAATACTACCTTTTTTGCTTCATTTCAAACTAATACAACTGATACTGTTAATAGCATTACACCATCATCTGGCACTGGTACAATTACAAGTATTGGATTAACAGCATCAGATGGTACCGCATTGAATGCATTAGATAATACTGCAGGAAGCGACCAACTACTTTATACTGGTCTTTCTAATATATTGAATGCTTCTCAAACAGCTTGGACTATTGAATTTTGGGGTTATGTAAATAGTACCGCCGGTTCTTCTAAAACTTGGATAGAAATTGGTCAAGGTACAAGTTCTTATTTGAATGGAATTTTATATAGAGATCCGGATACTTATGTGAACGGTTCAATTTTTTCTAGTCTTGCATCAGGTGCTTTAGGGTCAACCAGTCAATGGGTTCACCACGCTATAGTTGGAGATAACGGAAGCATAAGATTTTATCAAGGTGGAACAGAAATAGCAGAATATACTTCAAAATCAACTCTTGATGCTAATGTTGACGGTTTTGCACTATTAAATACTAGAGTTGTGTCTAATCAGCCTATATACGCATATATGAGAAATTTTAGAATAAGTAGCATTTCTAGATACCCGAGTGGAACTTCTTTTACACCATCTGTCGCGTATCCTTTTGATCAATATTCTTAAAATAAAATAAGATTTTTAAAATTTTTAGTTAAAACAATTATTTGTATAAATAACATTATAATTCGAACATTGGGGAGAGTGAACCGATGACAGCCGTAAAAGACTTTGTAGTCCGTAAAGGATTACAAGTAACTGAGTCTATTAAACTCGGTAATAAAATAATCACGAAATTACTAGATTCATCTGATGTATCTACAATAAGCGCTGCTAGTGGCGGAGGCGGCGGTTCATCTGTTACTCTTTTAGATAATGATTCGGCTTTAACTGCAATGACTGGAATGGACTCGGGAGATATGGGGTTCGTAACAGGAACAAAGGCTTTTTATGTTTTTGATGGAACAAATTGGGTTAATCCTAATGATCCTTCTTTTGCATACTTACTAAGAGCAGGTAATTTTACAGGACCTTTAACTGGCACAGAAAGTTTTAGTCCAAATAGAACTGTAACTTTACAAACCATCACAGCTTCAATTGAAAGTTCAGTAGCAAGTAATGTAGTCTTTACTATAAAGAAAACTGGATCTTCATTACAACAATTTACTATTCCAGCGGGTGATACTTTAATCACTGCTAACTTTACAACAAATAGTGTTTCATCATCAGACACTATAACATTAGATATTGACAGCGGATCAGGAAGAAATCTTACTGTCAAAATAAAATACGTATAACAGGAGTCTAGGAGACAAAAATGGCAGTAACAGCAACAACCGCTTCTTTAAGCACTAACGCAAAATATATCAACTATACAGCATCCACTGCATCAACTGATGCAAAAACTCTTTTATTAGCAATAACAGATGCATTAGTCGCTATGCCGGCACCTAATCAGTGGAGTAGATTTGATTCACCAGGTGGCACTTCAGTTTTAGGAACTGACGATGACTGTACTACAATTATAAGAAGACAAACAAAAGATTTTGCAACTACTGGTGATTATCAATATCTTGGATTAAATATGGCTCATACTGGTTCGAACACTTATTATACATTATATTTAACACATACGACAGACTGGACATCTGCTACAGACGCTGCTGCATATGGAAATGTTTGTGCTGGTCCAGATTCTACATTTATGAATGCTAAAGGATTAAGAATACCTAATGATTTAATAAATTATGGTGCATCCGGAACTATATGGTTATTTAATGAAAACTTTGGTACATATTTTGTATTTACTGGAACTGGTATCACAGCAGGTTATGAAAACGCGTTTTACGTAGGTGAGTATGCAAAAGATTTTGGAGAAAATGCACCAACTGGTACAACAATACACCCTGCTGCAGCTGTGAATTTAAGATACTTTTTTAAAGGATCTGGAACTGCTATGAATGCTGCTAGATGGACTGGTGAAAACAATTATAGATATAATCAAGGCGGTGGAACTGACTTTGCAGCACATCGAAACACTAATTATCAAAGTGGCCATTATGGTGGCGGTTCCACTTACGCTGCTACACATTATAATAGTTATGGATGTGAATGGAGAGCACAATTTGCATTAGCTGAATATCCAACAGTTGCAACAGCTAGCTCTAACGCTAAAGGTTTTACAAGAACTTCTTCTGAAATTGGAACTCCAGCTCAATGGAATATAAACTATCCAATTGGTCTTACAACAAGACTTCATATGGGTTGGTTCGGATGGATGGGTCATCTAACAAATCTATCTGCATGGAGCTTGATATCTCATTTTCATCATCATCAAGGATCTGGCGTAGGTCATCAAGGTCACATTTGTCCTAATTTATTTAAAAATTCTATTAATGGTTATGCTGGAAGTTTGAGAGGATACGGTTTAAATCAATACACACCTGATCTAGCAAATGGTAATAGTATTGCTGTTTATGAGCCAACACTAGGCATGGGTACTTTAAATAGTAATTATACGTATTATAGTACATATTCGCCTTGGTCTCAAAGTACTCAAAATACTGCTGATCCTACTACTGGTCTTCCATATCAAAGGTGGAACTTTCAATATTATTCTGGTACTGCAACTAAGTTTTCACTTTTAGGCAGATTGAAAAACTTTAGATTTAGTATTGGTCATGGAGATATGGAATATGAATTCTTAGACACCGGTACTCTTACTTTAAACTCAGAAGGTGAATTCGATGCTAGTGGATCTTCAACAGAATGTTGGGCTATTCCTTTTGGAAATCATAGCTTACAAGGCGGTGCGACTTGCTGGGTTAAAAAATAAAGGTTATTAGATGGCAAACGGAACATTACCAGCTGGAACATTTCCATCTGAGTACGGTCAAACTACTGATAGTGATGGTGCTGGAAATGTAACAACTACTATTCATGCAGTTGATAGCAATTTTACTCAAGATACTTTAGATGTCAGTATACAATTTGGGTATAATAATACTCTCGATAGTGCGTCTACTGGTGGTTTATTGCTTAGGTCAACAATAAGGCCAAGTGACAGCGACTTTACTATAAATGGCGTACAAACTGCAGTAGCTTCTACTACTCTTGACAGTGCATCTACTGGAGGATTGTTATTAAGATCAACTTTGAGACCAATTGAAAGTGATTTCAGTATCTTTGGTTCAGATTTATCTTTAACGTCTACAACTCTTGACAGCGCGTCTGTTGGAGGTTTATTATTGAGATCAACTTTAAGACCAAGTGATAGTGATTTTAGTAATTTTGGTTCAGATTTATCTTTAGCATCTACTACACTTATTAGTCAAACTAAAACAGCACTGCTTGCTAATTTACAAACTCGATCACCGATCACTGGATTCGCCAAAAACGTAGGAGATATGAAACTAGGTGATCAATCAGTAGAATTTAAAATTACAATTTAAAAAATTTTATTAGGAGAACAAAATGGCTTTAACAGAAGAGCAAATTGAAATAGTAGAAGAATGGATGAAAGAAATCCCAAAACCAGGAAACACATATCTCTGGTCTATCGATGAATCATTTAAAACAACTACTATAAGAAAAAAAGTAGTAAATGATTTTGAGGGGTGGTTTTCTATTATTGGATTTTGCGAAAATATGCCAGACTATTGGTGTTTAATTTTAACTCAATCAGAACCTTCAAGCAATGCAGACGATTATACTCAATTGCACACAATGAATGTTACTGAAAATAGGGTTACAGAAAGTGTACCTATAATTAAATGGCAAGGTAATCCTTTATATGATTCAGACGATCCTGACAATTTAGCAAAAAAATATATAATAGTTACGAACTCTGCTAGTGTTGAAGAAGTAGATTCTATTCCAGGCGTAGATTCTGCTGATTAAATTTTAAACATATAATATATAATTATATAATATGAAAGGATATTTGAATTGGAAAATAATAATAAACAAAAAATTGAAGTGACTAATGGATATGGTTGGCCGAGTATTATATACGAAGTTAAAATGCCTAATTATAATGATATTAAAAATGAAATAGTTAATTTTATACAAAATGTAAAAGTTGAAAAACCTGAAAACTTTTCTAATAGTATTGGACCGCACGAGCAAAGTCATAAAAAATTTTTAGAAGAAAGTCATCCTACTTTATTTGAAAATAATGAAAATAAAGATTTTAATGATGTAAAAAACTTTTGTTTAGATGCAGCATTAAGTATTGCTATTCAAAATAATTTTCAATTTGTTGATACGTCGCATTGGATGATAGCAGCGCCAGAAAGTTGGTATCATATCACAAAAAACAAAGGATTTCATGATATCCACACTCATCCGTTTTCTTCATGGTGCGGAATTTTTTATGTTGATATAGGCGATTGCGATGTAAAAACACAAAATGGTATTAACAGATTTTATAATCCTAACAACTTTATAATGCATAATATTCTCGGGAATGAATATATTGGTCATACTTCGTATGATGTAAATCCAGAAGATGGCAAATTATTAATTTTTCCTGGACATTTGGCGCACTCGGCTCTTCCGTATTATGGTAAAAAAGACAGAATAGTGATAAGTTTTAACTGTCAAATAGCTGATTCTAGAATGTTTAAAGAAAATATTAATTAAAGTTTGCACGTTCGTAATGTTATAAATAATAGTAATGTTATAAATAACATAAAAGGATTTAAAAAATGGCAGCTCCTACATCACGCGCAACTCTCATAGATTATTGTAAAAGGCGTTTAGGCGAACCAGTTATTGAAGTTAATGTTGACGAAGATCAATTAGAAGACAGAGTAGACGAAGCTTTACAATATTATCGTGAGTTTCATTCTGATGCAACTGTTAGAACGTATCTTAAACATTTAGTTACTGCTGATGACGTAACAAATCGTTATATCACTTTAGCAGATAATATTATATTTGTTTCTAAAATGTTTCCATTATCAAGCTCTTTCAACAATTCTAGAAATTTCTTTGATATTAAATATCAAATGATGTTAAATGACATTGCTGATCTTATGAATTTTGCAGGTGATCTTGCGTACTACGAGCAAATGCAGCAATACTTATCGTTACTAGATATGAAATTAAATGGTACACCACAAGTTCAATTTTCACGAAGACAAAATAGATTATATGTTTTTGGAGATTTTGCCGATGGTGATATCAAAGCAGGTGATTATATAGTAGCAGAAGTTTATACAGAAATAAATGAAAATACTCACACTTCTATATTTAATGACATGTTTGTAAAAGAATATACTACTGCATTAATTAAACAGCAATGGGGTCAAAACTTAATTAAGTTTGAAGGAATGCAACTACCCGGAGGAGTCATTTTAAACGGAAGACAAATATATGATGATGCAACTGGAGAGATTGCAACTCTCAGAGAAAACTTGAGATTAGAACACGAATTTCCACCAGACTTTTTCGTAGGGTAATATGGCAACAAACTTATATTTTAGTCAAAAAGTAAGATCAGAGCAGCACCTTTATGAAGACATAGTTATTGAGGCGCTTAAGACTTATGGTCAAGATGTTTACTATTTACCTCGAGATATTGTAAATGAGGATAAGATACTTGGAGATGATCCTGTATCAAGTTTTAATTCGTCACATGTTATTGAAATGTATATTGAAAACACTGAAGGGTTTGAAGGTGAAGGAGATTTATTTACTAGATTTGGTGTAGAAATAAGAGATGAAGCTACATTTATAGTTGCAAGAAAAAGATGGGAACAAACTGTACAAAGGTATGATAATGAAATTACATCTAAAAGACCAGCTGAAGGTGATGTGATATATTTGCCTTTAAGTAAATCTTTTTTTCAAATAATGCATGTAGAACACGAACAACCGTTTTATCAATTAAGTAATTTGCCAGTTTATAAAATGAGGTGTCAATTGTTTGAATATACCGGTGAAGATATGGATACAGGTGTTGATGTATTAGATAATCTAGAACTCAAATACGCATACAGATATATTTTATCGTTAACTAGTTTAACTGGTAGTCCTTTTAAAGTTGGTGAAACAATTACATCACCAAGTGGTGATACTATAATGAGAGGCGAAGTTGCAAAATATTCTGATTCTGATGATAAGTTGCATATTATACATGCAGGAGCAGATGATGGTAAATACCACACTTTCGCTACCAGTGCTACTGTTACTGGTTTAACTACGGGTGCAGAAGGGGTCATATCACTTGTTGTTGAAGATAATCAATTATCTGAAAACGAACAAAATGCAGATTTTTCAACCGGAGCAGATTTTATTGATTTCAGTGAATCTAATCCATTCGGCGATGTGAGTAATAACTAATGTTTGGTGGACACTTTTATCATTCAAAGACAAAGAAAGCAGTTGCTTTATTTGGCAGATTGTTTAATAACATATATGTTGTGAGACAAAATTCTACAGGAGAAGTTATAAGCCAGCTTAGAGTTCCATTAGCATATGCGCCTAGGCAAAAATATTTAGAAAGAATAAGAGAAAATCCGGATTTAGTAAATGATACTCAAGTTGCTATTAAACTTCCAAGGATGTCATTTGAAATTGTATCTTTAACATATGATGCTCAAAGACAATTAGCTAAAGTTGGAAATTTTACCACAAATTCATCAACAGGTGAAGTAAATAAAAGACAAAAGTTTTTTAATCCAGTTCCTTATTCAATAAATTTTCAATTAAATGCATATGCTAAATCACAAGATGATGCATTACAAATTGTAGAACAAATACTTCCTACATTTAATCCACAATATGCATTAACTATTAAACCATTCGCAGCTGAGTATCCTGATTTTAAAGAAGATGTACAAATTATAATACAAGGTGTTTCTTTTTCAGATGATTTTGAAGGAGCGATGGAACAAAGAAGAACAATAATTTACAGTTTGGACTTTGAGATGAAGATAAGTTATCATGGTCCAATTGCAGATACCGGCATCATACGCGATGCTCGAGCAAAGATATTCGACATCAATGCAGGACTTAGAGATTCTGATATAGGATTAGAAACAATAGTTGTTACACCTAATCCAGCAGACGTTATAGGTTTAGATGACAGTACCTTTGGATTTTCAACAACAATTTTAGATAGTGCGAGTTAACAATGTATGAATATAGATGTAAAGTAGTAAAGATAATTGATGGCGACACAGTAGATGTTGATATTGATTTAGGATTTGGTGTTTGGTTGCATAAAGAGCGAATAAGGTTATATGGAATTGATACACCAGAATCAAGAACACGAGACTTAGAAGAAAAAAAATATGGTTTGGCTGCAAAGAAATTCTTAACTGGAATGCTAGATGATGAAGGCGGTATTATTCTTAAAACACAAAAAGATGCAGAAGGTAAGTTTGGTAGAATATTAGGTGAATTATGGAGAACAACTAACTATGCTGATCAATCTATTAATGATTATATGGTTGAAAAACATCATGCTGTAAGATACTATGGTCAATCAAAAGATGATATAGAAAATGAACATATTAAAAATCGTGGATTGGTAACTCTTCATGAGTAATAAAAAAGATATGGAAAAGTTTTTTCCGCCGGAAGAAAAGAATATCGATAATGACTATAAGTATTCTCGAGATACTTACTATGAATTAGTAGAAAAAGGAAAACAAAGTCTTGAACTTATGATAGAAGTTGCACGAGAAAGTGAGCATCCACGTGCATTTGAAGTCTTATCTGGTATGATAAAAAATATTTCTGATGTTAACGATAGATTAATGGATCTAAATAAAAAGAAAAAAGATATTGATAAAAAAGAAGAAGTGAAAAAAGTTGCAAATACAACAAATAATCTCTTTGTAGGTTCTACGACTGAGCTTCAAAAGCTACTAAAGAATGAATCGGAAATGGTGAATGTCACTCCAAAACAAGAATGAAAACTATCTAGGCAATCCTAATATAAAAAAAGACGGTATTACTTCTAACTTCACACAGGAAGAAGTTCTAGAATATGCCAAGTGTATGAAAGATCCTGTATATTTTGTAGAAAAATATGCAAAGATTATTTCTTTAGATAGAGGATTAGTTCCATTCGAATTATATCCATATCAAAAGAAAATGTTTAAACAGTTTGAAGATAATAGATTTAATGTTGTTCTTGCTTGTAGACAATCTGGTAAATCAATATCAGCCTGTGGATATTTACTTTGGTTTGCACTATTCCAATCTGAAAAATCAATTGCAGTTTTAGCTAACAAAGGTGCTACTGCAAGAGAAATGTTATCAAGGATTACAATAATGCTTGAAAACATACCATTCTTCTTACAGCCAGGATGCAAAGCTTTAAATAAATCGAATATAGATTTTAGTAACAATAGTAGAATTATAGCTGCAGCAACTACAGGATCTTCTATTCGTGGACTTTCAATTAACTTATTATACTTAGATGAATTTGCATTTGTTGAAAGAGCTGCAGAGTTTTATACTTCAACATATCCTGTTGTGTCTTCTGGTGCTGATACTAAAATTATAGTAACTTCAACAGCGAATGGCATTGGTAATACCTTTCATAAGATATGGGAAGGATCAATTCAGGGCGTTAACGAATATAAAAACTTTAGAGTTGATTGGCATGACGTACCTGGAAGAGATGAAAAGTGGAAAGAAGAAACTATTAACAACACTTCACAAATTCAATTTGATCAAGAATTTGGAAATACATTCTTTGGAACAGGTAATACATTAATTAACGCTCAAACGTTATTAGATTTAAGAGCAGCTCCTCCTAAAAAATATTTAGAAGGTGGTGATTGTTTAATTTATAAAGAACCAATAAAAGATCATGAATATATTTTAGTTGCTGATGTATCAAAGGGAAGAGGACAGGACTATTCTACCTTTAGTCTGATCGATATTAACGTTCGCCCTTTCGAGCAGGTGGTTGTGTATCGCAATAATACTATCTCGCCATTACTCTTCCCTAATATTATATATAAGTACGCCAATGTTTACAACAAAGCTTATTGCATTATTGAGTCAAACGATCAAGGTGCAGTTGTATGTAATGGTTTATATTATGATTTAGAATACGAAAATGTTTATGTTGAATCTGCAGTAAAAGCTAATGCTGTTGGCATTGATATAAATAGAAAGTCAAAAAGATTAGGATGTAGTGCGTTAAAAGATCTTTTGGAAAATAAAAAATTATCGGTAGTCGATGAGCAAACAATATTAGAAATATCTACATTTGAAGCTAAAGGACAAACATATCAAGCCGCAGTTGGTAACAATGATGATTTAGTTATGAATCTTGTAATGTTTGGTTATTTTGTTTCTTCATCTTATTTCTCTAACTTAACAGATATTAATATTAAAGATATGATTTTTAGACAAAAATTAAAAGAGATAGAAGAAGACATTGTACCCTTTGGCTTTATCGATAATGGTAGTGAACATGTTAATAGAATAGAACCAAATGAAGAGCACCCATGGGCTATAGAGTATGATAGAGATTTGTAATATTATAAATAATGGTAACACTTGAATATTCGTATAATGTTAACCGTATAAAAGAATGAGGAAAATAGAATGGCACTCTCTACACCGTCCGAATCACCTGCGGTTGTTGTCAAAGAAATAGACCTGACTGGTGGCGTGCCTAATGTCCAGTCAACTACAGGCGCAACTGTAATAAATTCA